GCTGACTTGGCAATTTTGTTGAATCGGTTCGGCCCATCTTGTAATTGGGTGTCGACCGGGTTATTTTGTGCCAAGAGACTCCTTGCCCTAGCGCCACAGGTTGTTAGGACGGCCCTCTTAGGGGTTGGTCTATACTGTGGTTTATATTTTAGTCGGTGGTATCGACGACGTGTAACGGCTAGTGTGAGGGTTCACACGCGTTTGGTCATTAATGACATAGACGTACACAATGATGCTGTGGAAGACCTTGCGGGGGCAAAACACCCCTCCCGCATGGTGCGGGTTCGGTTAATCGCGGCGGCTGCGTCCCGCGACTGTCGGGCCCGATTTTTGTTCATGTCACGTACTGAGGCCAACATGTTGGTCGCACATAAGTGGCTTCACGGTTATATCTCAGCATTGAAAGACATGAGGAAAGCTGACGTGCCCTTAATTGTGCCCGTTGCGCTGGAATTGTGTTTTGTTCCATCGGCGAGCGAACTAGTCGCCAACCAGATAAGGTTTACAGATGAGGTGCAATATCGCCTCAAGCTATATAACCAAACCTGGTGGGACTGGGGTTTCTGGGGCGGGTCCCCAGACCCCCAGCCCTTGGTCGACTAGGGGTGCCCTAGAGCCGTACAAGGGGTGGATAGCACGTTGAGCGCTGCTCCCGACCACCCCGATTTGGTTGTACGTAAAACTCCAGGGAGGCCCAATGCGCGGCGACTAGTTGCGATGGCAGGTATTTCTCCACCTGCTCTAGTCCGCGCATTTAATAATACAATAGTCGCGTTAGAACGAGCAGTTAAGGAGAGGGTGTTTTACGTTAAGAATGGTAACGCGTCCTTCGTCCCCCCTCCCCAACCACTAAGCACCGATATATTCTCCTTGCGTTGTGCTGACTTTGTGTCAGCTTGCAGAAAGTTCGCGGCTCCGACCGCCCCTATCTCCCGCCAGTCTTTTGTAGACAGCTTTAGGGGCCGCAAACGCCAACTCTATGCCAACGCTTTAGCCTCATTGGATTCAGCACCCTTTAGGCAGAAGGATAGTTATGTTAAGGTTTTTATTAAGTATGAGAAGACTTTGTTTTCCCATCTTAAAGAACCTGTGCCACGTGTGATCTCTCCTAGATCACCTCGTTTTAATATTGAAGTTGGCCGGTACATACGGCCAATAGAGGAGAAAATTTTTAAGGTTATAGCAAATGTTTATGGTTTGCAAACAGTGATGAAGGGTTTAAATGCAGTACAACAAGCGCACCAACTCAGGTTGAAGTGGGATTCTTTTAAGAAGCCCATTGCTATTGGGCTGGATGCGTCGCGGTTCGATCAACATGTGTCTGTGCCCGCTTTGCAGTTCTGTCATGATTTTTATTGTGGCATGTTCCGTTATAGTAAGCATAGACAGAAGTTGCGTTACCTTTTAAACATGACTTTACGCAATAAGTGCTTTGGCAATGTTATTGGAGGCGACCTGCGTTATACTGTTGATGGCAGGCGCATGAGTGGTGATATGGACACGTCTTTAGGTAATTGCCTTTTAATGTGTGCCATGTTGTATAGTTACTCCAAGTTTGTTGGGGTAAACATTCATCTTGCTAACAACGGTGACGATTGTGTCGTCTTCATGGAAGCCGGGGATTACTCCCGGTTTATTGGAATTTTCCATTCATGGTTTTTGAATATGGGGTTCAACATTATTGTTGAAGAGCCCGTTCTTGATTTTGAGCGGATTGTTTTTTGCCAAACGCAGCCAGTGTATTGCGGGCCTGGTGCCTTTGATTATGTTATGGTTCGCGATCCTCGCGTGTCGCTTCAAAAGGATTGTGTTAGCATCAATCCCCTTGATGTGCCTAGCGAGCTTTTTGGTTGGATTAATGCGGTAGGGTTGGGAGGGCTAGCTCTCACCTCTGGTATCC